TTCCTCTCCTTCCGGAGGAGATCAACAAAGGCGGGGCAGCGCATAAGGCCCCGCTGCAAACAAGATATCCGGCTCTTGTTTCACCTCTGCAGAAATAAACGACCGCCATATCCTCCTTCCGCACCTTCAAATAATTAAACGGAAATATCACTGTTCAGGCAAACTCATTATTCCCGCATCAAACCGGCCGGGATTCTTAAAAATGGAGCGGATGACGGGTTTATAATAAATTACTGTCAAATATTTACAACTTTCTGTAACGTTTCTGTAACACTCGTATGACAAAAAAGACGGGCAGCCGAAGCCGCCCGCCTGGATGCGAACCAATATCAATGTTGCCGAATTAAGCCGCAGAGAACTTTTCCTCGCAGTGGATAGAAATCACAGTTTCTTCCCTGGTACGGGCCGCGCCCATGCCGAAGGTTACCCCCGCCAACAACTTGTCGATGTAATTATCCGGCTGGCGCATGTGGAACTTGGCATTTTCCCAAATACCGTACACCAGATCTTCGGATCGCCACATCGGACAGACACGCACATACTTCTTGGAGCTGGACGATCCGACATTGACCAGCGGCAGGGAATCAGTAATCAGGAAGCGGATGCCCAGCAGCGGGCTGACAAAACCGGTCTTCAATGCCTGGAAGCCGTAGTCAATATTCTGCAACTTGTCCAGGCGCATCATATTGAATGCCTGCTGGGGCGTAATGGCCATGCACAGCGTGCCACCGCTATTGAGGGCGTAGCGGGCCTGCATGCAGGTCTTGGCAAAGAGCAGCTTGTCAATCGTAATACCGCTGGGGGTAAGCGTACCTTCCGGAGTATAGTTGACCGGGACCACATTGGTCTTCTTGGGGTCGATGTCCAAGTCATCGGTGAGCTCGTCCCAAGTGGTAATAAGCCCTTCACCGCGGACGTAGGGCTGTTGGGGAAGAGCTTCTTTCTCTGACCCCATGTCCCCCACGTAGTTGTCGCCCAGCAGACCGCCGGTAGTGCCGCCCTTATAGGGGGATCCGTCCACGGCATCGGCCATGATGGAAGTCGGAGTCTGGATAATGTGTTCTCCGTAGGTATCGGAATCCTCGTCCATATCCACACACGTGCCCAGCAGGACATCATCCTTTACGCGCTCGGCCGCATTGGTAAGCTGTGTGACCATCGTAGTGGCGTTAATTGGGAGATTGGCCAGAAACTTTTCATCGTCCGTGGACCATTTCAGGAACTTTTCAAACAGTTGAGGTTTCATGTTGCGCAAACCGAACTCCAACTCCGTGGCTTCAATCTCCTGCATTCGGGTGGTCCGTCGATTCAGTTCCGTGGAACCGACAGCAGGAATCTGGTACATCTTGCCGTTGCAGCCGTGGATGACGCGGGCGAACGGAGTCAAGACGGACACCTTTTGCTGCAGCTCTTCAATGAGCTGCTGGGTGCGCGTCTTCTCGTACATGTCTATGATAGCTTTTTCAATCTTCATGTATTGTTCTTTGGTTGTTGCATCCTTACTGCACACGAGACCGGGGCATAAACAAATGGTGACGATGTCACGTGACACCGCCACCATACGCAATAGCCCAATAGAAAGAAAAACAGACTAATAAATCTTGATGCCTGCGAGCCTGTTGAAATGCTCGGCGGCGGCCTTGTAGCCCTTGCTGCCGGGATTGAACAAATCCTTGTGATAAGGATTATCCGGATTATTGATGATGTCGTCCATCTCCTGCTGGCGGGACTGGACGCCGGCAGCCTGCGCGGCCCCGCGCGTCCGTTCCTCGCCCACCATGCCGCGCAGCACGTTGCAAAGTCGGAACACATGAGGATTCATCAAAGCCTGGGCATCCTCCTTGCTCATTCCCCCCCGCTTCACCGCATCGGCAATAAAGCGCCTGGTAGCGGACATATTCCCCTCAAACTCCCCCTTCCACTCATTCTTCAGGGATTCCAGAGCCTGCTTGTCCGCCTCCCGCTGGGAGGCAAGCAGGGAATCACACACCTGGGTGACGAAGGCGCCGGCGGCCTCGGGAGCAATCCCGTTAGCCTTGGCATGGGAGGCAATCATGGAGCGGGTCTCATCCGTCCCGGTAAAAGATTCGCCCAGTTCCAAAACATACTCGTCACCGGAATCTCCACCCTCCGGAGACTGGCCCGGACTCGGAATGTCCTCCTGCGTAAAATCAAACGGATTCGCCTCATTGGGGGAGGCATTCTGGTCAGTAATCTGTGTAGCGGCCGGATTTCCTCCCTCCCCGGGCGAAGGCTGATTGCCTCCCTCCGGATTCTGGGGCGGCATCTGGGCCGCGGTGGGGGCGCCCTGGGGCGCCTGGTTATTATCTGCTGCCGGTTGTCCGCCTCCTGCATCCGCAGGTTCCGGATAACGCAGCACGGTCATTCGCATCGTGATGATATGGTGCATAATTTTAATTATTGGTGGTTGTGGAATTATCTTCAATCGGCTTCCTGGATCGCTCCTGTTCCAGCCACTTGATCACATGAAGCTGCCCGTCGCGCCTGGCAGCCATCAGTGTCAACATTTGGGGATCTCCGCTCAACGGAATACCCTGCTTGTCGGCAAACAGAAACACCGGAAGACCAATCTCGAAATGTTCTTTCAGAACATCCATGGCCTCGTCGGAAATTCCTTCTCGTAAAATGCGTCGGCGCCGGGCCAGCTTCCGCTTCGTCTCTTCCTGCAGTGGGTTCTTTCTCATGGTTGTCATGCTGAAAGGTTGCTTTCCTGGCTGGCGGCTCCGGCATTGTCCCGATTGGCGGAGGCCATCATCTGGGCGATCTTTGCCTTCTGCATCGCATCGGCGTCATCCTCACGCTTCTTCTGAAGAGCCTTCAACTCCTTGGGTTTCCGCATGCACTCCACCGGCACGTTGGTTTCGTCGGCGATATACCGGATGGACTTGTTTTCATCAAATGGATCCATCCATGCGGGATTCCCCGTGCTCTTGGCCAGATTGACGGCATGTCCCAGCGTTTCCACCAGCCCGCTCAATTTGTAGCGTTCCAAAGCCTTGGCCATCTTGCTGATGTATTTAACTCCAGGAGCCAGAATCTTTATCTTGATGCCGTACTCGTCCAGAGGCACAAACAAACTCTGCGGCTTCCCATCATCCGGAAACTTGCCCAGGCGTTCCAGGGAGCAGAAAACGCGCTCCATCATCGGGCGGATATCGGACGTGAACTGCGTAAAACTCTGGGTAAAGGTCATCATGCGCTCATTATCGCGCAGGTTGGCTTCCAGGGCCGTCATCTGGCGTTCCACCTGGCTCACCGCCTGAAGGACGGAAACAAACAAAGCATCGTCGATCTCGGCATTGTACATCTCCAGCAAATCCTTGCCAACCGTGTACTCGGTAGCTGTGGCCCATTCCCTGGGCAGTCCGCTATTGATTTGTTCCGGACGGAGTGTCGTCATCCCTCCGGCTCTCAAGTCTACTTCATCGACCATGTCTTCCGTCAGCAGGACTCGGGGAAAAGCCGCCGCCTGTCCGGCCACCTTCATGGCTTCCTGCATCATCAGGCTGTCTTCAATAGTGTCCACAATGGGAGCCAGGGCGCTTTCTCCGCATACATCATTGCCGTATTTGATGAAGCGTGTGCCCATGTAGGGGAACTCGTAATAGCCGCTTTCCTTGATGATGTGCTGTTCCGTCGGATCCAGATACACGCTCGCCCAACTCATTTGTTCCGGCGGCAGGTTCCGGTTGCCCAGCGGCGGCACGTCCCGCGGAAGAACGAGGTGCCAAATTTCGAACTGCTGTGTGTACTTTCGCGTCTTATCGCCAAAGGCATCTTTAATAGCTCCACGTAAAGCATCTTCCCCAAAAGCGGAAGCCGCCTGATGGGCGGTGTACTTGAACTTGCGAACCACCGTGTCAATCTCGTGGTCTTCGTTCTCCGCAAGACCATAAGTTCCGGCGGGAACATGTGTGAACACGAGTGAGCCTTTCTTGATATTCTCTTCGGACATCATCAGCCCCGTGCCCGTGCCTATACGGTCGATAACTGTAGCAATAAATGAAGTATAAAAATTACTTGCCTCCAGCTCCTTCTGGGTAATCTGTGCCGCACCCTTCAGCCAGAACTTCTCATCATCAGTAATCTCATTCCATTCATCGTACTTGAACCAGTTCTGGCCTCGCGGCGTAATATAATTGAGGTGGGCGCTGGCCAGCTTCAGCACGCCGGTCTTGGCACGGGCGCAAACTCGTTCCGGCATGCCATCATCTTTCATTTCCTCTAAATCCGCCGCCGGGATCAGCTTCGGCAACACATGCCGGACATACCGTCTCCACTCGTAATTTGTATTGTTGAACAGAGACTGGGCAATTCTGTAATAGTCGATTTCCATGTTATCCTCCCAGGGTTTTGCGTCCGCCGGTCAAAGAACCCAGTACGCCGCCGGGATTGACAGTTCGGGCCATGCCGTAACGGCGCCTGCTGGCGTTCTGGCGGTTGACTTCCTCACTTTCCCCGGTATCGGTTGTAGCCTGGGTGGGATCGGCGGCACTGACGCCCACACTCACGTTACGCTTGGCTGCTTCCTGGGCCGCTACGGTAGCGGCTCTCTGCTGCTTCTTTTGCTGGTGGGAACTATACAGGCTCCCTCCCACACTCAAGGCTGCCCCTATTAACGCTCCGGTGAATCCCATAATCGTGTTTACTAATCGAAAAACTAAACAAGCTCCTGCGCCACGCTGAACGCATCGTCGCAGCGGTTCAGCCAGCCCTTCCCGAAGGTCGGAAACTGCCTGCAGGAGCGGTAAAACGCCTGACGCTTCTCCTGCAGAGCGATAAGGAACACCGCTTCACCCGTAGCGGCCAGCTGGTCCTGCAACTCCTGCCGGGTCCTGGGGCCGACAATCCCGTCCACCACAAGCCCGGCGCCGTGGACATTCAGCGCGCGCTGCAAAATCTTCCCGGTATTCCTGCTCCCGGAATTGAAAAAATGGTCCCGCAACATAAACTCCGTGGCCGGAAAAGCGTCAGACCCCAGCCAGGAACGCACGGCGGCGGTATTATCCAGGACGTACTGGAGACATCCCTCCCAGGCCTCTTCACGCCTTCCGGCATCCAGCAGGGCCTTCAATCTGTTAAACACGTCCGGTTCAATGCCGTCGCAAATGCCGCAAATCTCCCACTTGCCGCCCTTGTCGGCGGCGGGAAGGCGGGAAACGCGCAGGGAATCCGGCCCGGTAACGCGGCTGTCTTCAAACCGGAGGATAGCCGCGGCCATCTTTCTTTCAATGGTGTTCATGAGTTATAAGTCGTTTTTGATAGAACTAGTTAGAACTTGTAAGAAAAACTTTACAGTTCATTTCCTGCTCTGTTGTTCAAGGTTGGAGAGTCGCAGATTGATTTCCGACAAGGCGCGGGTTTGCTCGTTAATGAACGTCCTCATGTCGTGGTACATGATGGCGGCGGCAACAAAGCCCACGATCATGACAATCTCGGCCTTGTACTCACGTAAGAGTGTCAGGTAAGCGCGGGCTTTGGTGCACATGATTCCTACTTCTTGAGGGTTTGTACGATGGGCGGAACGTCCGTTTCCGGCTGTGCTTGACTATAGGAGATATGCCCCGGTTCCAGCACTAGGCAGGAGCCGTCCTTGCAGACCTCGGTACGGCCTGGGGTGACATCTACGGAGTGCCCGCAGCCGGAAAGGGACATTCCCCAACCGCCAATGATGGCGCCAGCGATAACCGCTCCGGCTGCATATAGGGCCTTTTTCCACCAAGTGGACGCGCCGGAAGCCTTGAGGCCGAGATAGGCCCGAACATCTTCCAGCGCATGCTTACCGATGATCGGGAGGGCAGTATTTGCTACGGCAATCCATCCTTGTTGTTCGTTTTCCGTCAGGTCTGCCCAGTGAGGGATTGGAGTGTTGGACTCATTGTGTGCCTGGGCTGCATAGTACATGTGCATTTCTCTGGCGATAGCCAGGGCGTGATTGCATTGATTATCTTTATTCATTGTCTTTGTTATTTTTTTGTTCTATCCACTCCAAAAGAGCGGCTTTCTTTTGCTCGTTGGTTAATTGATTCATTGTTATTCATTTACAGTAGTGAAGAAATTGAAAAACGCCACGGCGGCGGGGGCGGTAATGATGAACTCCGGGTAATCGCGGTCCGTAAAAATCCTGCGCCCCCCGTGGGGATTAACGGCCTCCACGGCCAGATACACCGCCTCCACTCCCACAATGGGGTCATCCTCATTGGCAGGATCCGGGTAATACCAATCCTGTGTTGCCCACACCTGGACGGCCTGCCAATCCTCACCCAATCCCACCAGAGCGGCAACTACGGCCTGCATGGCCGGGGTCTGCTCCTCTGGTACATCATTCTGTTGATAGCGGTCTATGCGGGTGTACCCTTCCTCGTCCGGGTAAATGGCCGTCAGGGTGAATTCTCCCCATTCGCCGGGTTTCGGGAACTGTATTTGTATCTCGGAATTATTCATGCTCAATCTTCGGTAATTGTTTCGGCTTCCGGGTCAACAAAATCCTCCACCGCCTCGGAGACAATGATATTGCTCTCCATGGAGGAAAAACCGTAATACGCCGGATTGACGTTATTGCAATGCAAGTGCATCGTCGCAGGCAGGAAAGCTCCGGCCAACGCCCAGCTGTTGGTATTCTCCATATCAAGATAATATCCGGAAAAGGGATAAATACTCTCAAAGCAATGGACTCCCTTCACCGTGGCGATTTTGACGCAGCCGCGGGAGGAATTCCCGCCATGCAGCAGCCACAGCGCACCCCTGTCTTCGGTATCATATCCTCCGTCCTGATATTGCTCGTAAACCACCGCGTACACGCAGACGGGATAACCGGTATTGGAAGACGTCTCCGGCGCGAGGGCCTGCGTCGTCTTCATCTTCCATTTCTGCTCGGCATTGGAATAATAGATCTCCCGGACGCGAATATGATACCCTCCCGCGTCCGCGTCCCGGACATGATCAAACGTAATATCGATAATCTCCCCAATCCTGTAGCCGCCGGCCGCCTGATCCGGCACCAGCGTAAACGCGTCCCTGTCCCGCCCCATGCGCGCAACCGTTGTCATCTGGCCGAACCTGGCCGTGAATTTCGTGCTGACAGCCGGCAGCCGCAGCGGGGCCACCCACCCCCGGATGCTGGAATAATTGTGCATGGGCCTCGCGTTGGTCACGAGGCCGCATTTCACGGTAAAGGCGGAATTGGGAGGGACATTGAAATAAAGGGAATTGGGTTCCCTGTCCGTTTTGAAAACCGTCCCATTGGAAGACGAGCAATCCGCCAGGAGCGGATAACACCTGACGGAAAAAGCGTCAGTTACGGCAGCCAGCCCGGCGGCGTACAGGCGGTTGACCGCTGACGTATCCGTTGCCGCCCCCACGGCCAGCGGGATGTTGATGCCTCCGTTGGCGTTGACGGCCCCCGCCGCCGNCACGATCATGACAATCTCGGCCTTGTACTCACGTAAGAGTGTCAGGTAAGCGCGGGCTTTGGTGCACATGATTCCTACTTCTTGAGGGTTTGTACGACGGGCGGAACGTCCGTTTCCGGCTGGGCCTGGGAATAGGAGATATGCCCCGGCTCCAGCACCAGGCAGGAACCGTCCTTGCATACCACCGTCTTTTTCGGCGTCACGTCCACGGAATGGCCGCAGCCACCCAGCAGAGCGGAAGCCGCATAGGCAGCACCTGCCAGGACTACCCACAAAAGGCGTTCCCACCACTTCAGGCCGGTTTTAGTTTTGCTTTTTTCGTAGGCATCTTTCATGCCCTGCTTCCCCGCCTCAAGGGCGGCCTGCTTTTGCTCGTCACTTAATTTACTCATGGTTTTGCTTTGTGAAGTATTTGAAAAAATCCACGGCGGCAGGGTCGGTAACAATGAACTCCGGGTAATCACGGGAAGTGAACACCCTTCGCCCGCCCTGCGGATTGACGGCCTCCACGGTCAGCACCACGGCAAAAACGTATTCGCTACGATCATTCGCAACATCATACGTCAGAGTAATACCTAACCGCGCCCACACCTGAACAGCCTGCCACGGCTCCGACAATCCAACCAACGCGGCCACTACCGCCTGCATGGCCGGGGCCTGTTCCACAGGTATATCGTCCTGGTTAAAGCGGGCCGGAAGTCTATAACCGCCCTTGTCCTGATAANTGTTCGTTTTCCGTCAGGTCTGCCCAGTGAGGGATTGGAGTGTTGGACTCATTGTGTGCCTGGGCTGCATAGTACATGTGCATTTCTCTGGCGATAGCCAGGGCGTGATTGCATTGATTATCTTTATTCATTGTCTTTGTTATTTTTTTGTTCTATCCACTCCAAAAGAGCGGCTTTCTTTTGCTCGTTGGTTAATTGATTCATTGTTATTCATTTACAGTAGTGAAGAAATTGAAAAACGCCACGGCGGCGGGATCCGTGATCGTGAACTCCGGGTAATCACGGGAAGTGAACACCCTTCGCCCGCCCTGCGGATTGACGGCCTCCACGGTCAGCACCACGGCAAAAACCTATTCGCTACGATCATTCGCAACATCATACGTCAGAGTAATACCTAACCGCGCCCACACCTGAACAGCCTGCCACGGCTCCGACAATCCAACCAACGCGGCCACTACCGCCTGCATGGCCGGGGCCTGTTCCACAGGTATATCGTCCTGGTTAAAGCGGGCCGGAAGTCTATAACCGCCCTTGTCCTGATAAATGGGCATCAGAGTGAATTCCTGCCATTCGCCGGGCCGGGGAAAATGTATCTGTATTTCTGAATTGTTCATGATTCTAAAGGCACGTTAATATCTTCGAAAGCCTCGGTTTCTTCGGATTCAATGGCATTAATCCCCACAGCTTCCAGACCGTAGAAAACCGGATTCATGCCTCCGGGCTGGTAATAGGTGTACTCTCCGGTTCCCGCATAAACGGAAACATAGCCAGCCGTATTATTCACCACATCAGCCACCCATTGGGTGACACCAACATTGGTTTCAAAATTGCTGACCCCCCGGCACGTTGCAATTTGATACAGATTATTCCCCTGTCCCCCCGTGAGCATGAGCCAGAGCGCGCCCGTATTCTCATACTTGGCAATATTAGCTACCGATTTCTGCTGGTAAATAACCTTGGCAATCGTCCACGGAACAGGCTCATTCTGACTGGCTGGGATGAAGCTGGTGGTGGTTTTCACCTGCCAGCCAGCCGCGGCTGTCAGCGCGTAAATCTCACGCACCTTTATTATATAACCGTTGCGCTGTGTGTCCCTGACATTGTCAAAAGTAATATCCAGAATTTCGCCGTGATTGTAAGCCAAACCGTTTGCCGGGATAATACTGTAAGAATCTATGGAAAGGTCGGGACGAATCGTCTTCCCGCCGCGGCCGATACCAAAGGACAACTTTGCGGCATTGGTAGCGCGCCAAAGGAAAGAGAACCCGGCGAAACTGGAATAATTCCATTGAGGATTGCTCACCTCAAATCTCGCCTGAATGGTCGAATGAGTACCCTTGGGAACCTTAATACCAGCCAAATGGTAGGGAACTGTTTTGGTGACTGTCGAAGATCCTGACGCGGTAATGGCATCCGTATTGAGGAAAGCATTAGAGGTCAGGATGCCCGTCACACCGGCCATGCCCGCGGCATACATGCGATTAACTGCCGTCGTATCCGTTGCCGCCCCCACGGCAAGCGGAATGTTGATGCCGCCGTTGGCGTTGACGGCCCCGTCAAACGTGCCTCCCGCGGCAGTGATATTGCCGGGAAGCGTCATGTTGCCGGATTCGTCCACCTGCGGAATAGCCGCCAGAGCATTAGCCGCCGCTGTTGCAGAGTTGCCCGCGCTAGTGGCAGAATTCGCGGCATTCGTCGCCGCCGTATTGATGCGCCTCTCCGCCTGGTCAATGTCTTCCCTAGCGGTTTCAGCACGTTGGACAAGGGGTTCAATCGTCTCTTTCGCTTCCTTCCCCGCAGCCTGAACGGCGGAAACGGCGGCCACCTGCGCGCTGGCTATATTCTGCTGCGCGGTCTGTGAGGCACGCCCTACGGCAAGCACGGCCGCCGCTTGCTTGTCCTGAATGGCAGTCACAGCCTCATTCCTGGCTTCAATAATCTGCCGCTTCCCGTCGCTGACCGTTTCCGGCCAGGTGGCGGCCAATGACTCCACAGCAGTTTTTGCATCATTGGCACTCTTAGCGTCACGGGCTGCGTTAGTTGCGGATGTGTCGGCAGCGGTCGCGGAATCGGCGGCAGCCCTTTTGGAGGCCCAGGCAGATCCTGCATAGCCTTCCGCCTCTTCGGCTCTTTCCAACACAGTTTCGTACATCATTTCCCATTCCGGCCGGGCAGAATTTGGCAAATGCTCATCCCCTATCAACCCCGGTTCCAGATAAAAATTCAACGGAAGAGAATGATAAACACCTTTCCCTTCCTCCGTCTCCACCAGCACGGCCACCTGTGCCTCTATAGTTTTATCCTCTGCTTCTTTGGCCGCCGCCCGTATTTCCTGTGTATCAAAATCAACCACCATTGCCACGGCCCCGCCCGTTATTTGCTCTTCCTGATAAGCTAATAACTGCCCGTTCTTCTTATGATAGGCCGCCAACGTAACGCGCCCGGCCTCAAGCTCACGCCCCAAAAAAGATAACGACACGGGCACATCTTGCCTGCGGACAAGACGCACCCCGCACAAATTCATATTTTCATCACCCGTGCGATTCCGAAAAATCCCGCTCTCAATATCCAAAAAAAGCTCCATCCTACCCTTCAGGAGCTTTTTCAAAATTCTTGGAATCAGGCCCGCAGGCATGCAATATCCACCACATCACCCGCGCGCACGCCTCACGCACCGTCTCCCCATATTGCTCTTGAAATTGCCGGTAAAAAGACATCTGCCCGCAATGAGCGGCACATACCCCGCTCTTGGCAATTTCCGCAATCTTGACCAGCAGGGACGGATCACATGTCCGCACACCGATTAAATGACGCCCTCCGCGGAACTCCAACATATCTACTCCTTCCCTCCCGTAAAGATAAGCCACAATTTGAGAGATCGTCACATCTTCCGGGTACTTCTGCCTCCCCTCCGGCCATTCCCTTTGTGCCAATAGCTCCAGGGCATCCCTCATGGCGGTCCTGGTCATCCAGTAGCAACAACCGCTCCACGCCAAAGGCTCGACACATTGCATGCCCCCGGCAAGCTTATTCCGCTCTTTCAGGCTTCGGACAATTTCAGCTTTATCCATAAGCAAGGTATCTGCATCTATCTTCACTACAGGCTCTTTGCCCGGTATATCCAGCATGCAGCCCAAGATGCCCCGCACACATTCCAGACCATTCAAATTTCCACGCCGGGGAAAATACGTCACCTTGTAACTCACATCCTTCCCTGCGGGTATCTGCCCCGGCTCTAACGGGCGCGCCCCGTCATCAAATATATAGATTCTGGCATTACAATCCGCCCGCCGAATTTGCTTAACGCACAATTCAAGGCATTTATAGTCTTCCCTGTAACAGAATATTGCGTAGTTCATTTTTATCAATTTATCGGGGTATAAATTTTGGAGGTTGCGATCCAGCCCCCCAGCTGGATATAAATTTTTCCGTTTTCGTCCCGGTGCAGTCTCATTGCGTGATCGCTATCGCAACCCAACACCGTCCACGAATCGCTTAAAAGACTATCAGAGCCATCCGGCTCCGTGTCTGCGTACAATTCCACAGCCAATTTATTATTCCGCAGAAACAAGCCTGCCTTCACACCGTTGACAGCATCAGACCAGCTTGATTCATAATCCAGCACCACATATTTCCCATTTTTCCGCAGGGGCGCGCGAAAGCTCAATTCTTCCGCGTCGCCCCCAGGAGTGACTACGAGGGAAAGAGCCCCTGCCTCTGCGGACAAGCCCACTTTATAGCCTCCGCCCACCTCATGCCGCTGCGAGTCCACAGTCAAATCCAATTCCCCCTTTAGCCCGGCAGGAGATACGGACAAATTCACCGGCCATTTCCCGCCATCATCCACGCTGGAATCTACGGAGGAATCAATTTTTATTTTTAATATATCAGTTTCTTCCTCAACTCCTTCTCCGTTCTGTTGCTTTTCATATTCAAGACCATCCCCCGCTTCCGGCATTTTACCGGATGCGGAAAAATAAATGCGTCCATCCTCTTCTTTGAGCAGCACAGAACCATCAGAAGAACACAAAAGCTTGAATTTGTAAGGTTTTCCCTTGTTCCCTTCTTTACCGCCTTCTTCACCCTCCCCCGCGCCTTCCTCTTCTTCATAAATCAGGGAACAGTCGCCGCCGGAAGGTTCCTTTGCGTCCTCGATAAGAGCGGCAATTTCTTTTTTCCGCTCTTCAGCCAAATCCACAATTTCAATACCTTTCCCGGCTCTTAACCCCAATTCATCAGGAGCAACCCCGCAATAAACCGCTCCCAGGGCATACTGTTTTACCGATACCAGAGACGGCAAATTTCCATCCTCCGGCAAGGGTTCTTCAAGCTTCTCCACCTTCGCCAACAGGAAGCAATAAGTGAATTCCTCTTCGGCTTCTTCATCATCCGGTTCCGCTACATACTGGAGCGGCTTGGAAGATCCTTTCGTTTCTTTCAGTTCCGCACTTTTAATGACGCCATCCCCGGTGCATTTCACTTCCAGCCAGATTTCCCCCTCTTCTTTCGGTGCCACCTCCCAGGTGCCTCCGCCGCGCTGCGCCAGTTGCCCAGCTATGTAAATATCGCCCTTCTTTACATAGGCCATATCCGGCGCGCCATCTTCATCCGTATCAACCACAACCCTCCAACCCTCATTCAGGGAACTTTGAGCATAATGAACATGGCCACTCCACGCCTCATGATACTTCAGGATCTTTTCTCCGGCTTCATCCGTTTCTTCCTTGAATTCCCCAAGATAAATTCTGACCGCGCGCGCCAGCCCTATTTCCTCCGCCGTCACTTCCGCATACGTAATGCAATCATGGTTATCCGCGCTCCGCTCAAGATACAGAAATACCTTATCCCCTCCCTGCACGGACAAAAAAGGCGGTTCCTCCGCCTGATCCATCTTTTCCCCGTTAAGTTCCGGCTTAATGCGCCGCACGCCTCCCGGATGCACTTCGAAAACCATGCCGGGCCAGAAATACGCCTTATATCCCGCATCCTCCTTTTCCAGCCTCTTCAGCGTAAACGGCTCGCCTTCTCCTGCTTTGTTTCTCCCCCCCGTTGGCCTTATGGTTAATGACGTGCCGCCCAGCCCCCGGTTAAACGTATAACCAACCCCGTTCTGCAAGCGGCAGGATTTAGCCAACTGTTCCAGCTCCCGGCACCCCTTAACCAAACGCCTCAATTTAGACGCGCTCAACTCTTCCCCCTGACTGAAAAACGGCCAGCTAATCATAATCAATACAAATCAGAATCCCAGCCATCCGGACCGCTCAACCGCCAGGAAACCGTCTGACGCCAATTCCCGGTTCCCGTCCTGCGGCCGCTCACTCCTTCTTTAATCCAATTATATTTTCCGCTTACCGCGGGCGCACCGCTTCCCGGAGATCCTTTTTTCCCAACCCCGGCCAGGCTCAACGCCTGAACGGTAGAAGTTACGGAAAACACCCCACCAGGACACAAGAAACTAACCTGCCCTTTACGCATCTTTTCCATGGCCTTCTTGCCTGCCTCCGATTTCACCGCATCCTCAATCACCTTATCATCTTTCCCGAAAGTATCTTTAGGAGAAGCACCGGACGCCACAGCCATCAATGCGTCTTTTTCTTCTCCATCTATATCCTGAAAGGCAGGATGCGTCAGCAACGGCTGTTCAGAGCAGGAATAATCCATGGAATATTCCACTTCCTCCCCTCCACCGAATTCAAAAGACGTTTCCCGCGGCAATTCGTAATAGAGCGTCACCCGCACCATATCCCCTTCCATCCCCTCCATGCTTATCTTTTTAAGCTTCAAACTGGCATCATCCGGATACGTGGACCCTATCGACGGGCACCGGGTATTCCAGCCTTCCTGATTGTCCGTGTAAACAATCCTCCCCACAGCCCTTACTTCCCCTTCATCCCCCCGTTCTATTTCCAGCGTCTTTTCATGCGTTTCCCGCTTCTTAATGTTAATTTTTCTTCCCATATTATTATTCTCTCTATCATTTAGCGGCTATTTCAATATCCCAGCACGGCCGCAGTTTTCAGGGTTCCCCGCCGCCCCGCGCCCGTGTTTTTCACGATCTGCTGAAGCAAATTTGTCTGCTTCCGCGCCTCCGTAAGTTGCGGCATGCTCCCCATCATGGAGCGGCCCCCGCCGCCCACCTGCGCCAGACTGTCCGCTATGGGCCCGCTCACTTCCTTCCGGTCCTTCCGCCGCTCCACCATATCCTCCAACCCGGCCATGCCACGGGCGCGCCTCTTGGCCGTTTTCCTATCCACTCCCATGTCGCGCTGCTGGTCATAAATCTCCTTCATGCGTTCCGCCATCTTCAACCGCCGTTCTTCCGCCTTGTTTCCCTCAGCCTGCGCTTTCAACAGGGCCATTTGCCGGCGGTATTCGCGCCCGGCCTGCGCCCGGTTCCGGTTCTGCTCCAGGGCGGCTATTTCATGGGCCGCCGCACCGGCACGGGCTTTGCTCATGCCATCCGCCTCATATTGGTTTTGCAGCTCCAGCACGCGCGCCTGCTCCTGCAACACGCGCAGCTTATCCTTCTGCCCGTGAATTTCCGCGCGCAGCAGGGCGGCCTGCTTCTGGTGTTTGGCCTCCGCCCTGTCCCATTCCTTATTCCGCTCCACAATTTCACGATCCACCTCTTCCACCTTGCCAAGCAATTCATACAAGCTCTTGATTCTGGACTCCACCCCTTCCAGATTCAACATGCCGTCCACGGCGTCCCCGCCATCCAGCAGGGCTTTCTGCTCCGCAATGGCCTTCTTGACGCCCTCAATGCTCCCATATCCTCCCAGCAGGTCTTTTTTCCGGTCCTCCAGCCCCATCACGCCGCGCCGCCGCTCCCTCTCTTCTTCCGCCCGGTCATAATCCAAGGATAACAATTCATCTTGTATTTCCCTGATCTTCTCCAGCGTCTTTTTCCGGGCCTCTTCCGTCTGCTGCCCACGTTGCGCCGCCCGTTCCCGCGTCTCCGCCGCTTTCGCGTTCGCTTCCGCCACCTGCTGCAATTCTTTCCGCTCACGTTGCAACAGCACCAGCCTATCCTGCACCGCAACAGTCATTCTCCCCAGCGGATCTTCCGCCATCAGGTCTTCTTCTTCTCGTTTCAGGCGTTTAATTTCAGCATCATATTCATCCATGACGCGCCCCACGTCCTGCTTGCTGGATACCTCCCCGGCCATCTTTTTGATCCGTTCATCAAAATCAACATTATCCCGGCCAAAATTTTTTTCCTTTTCCTGTACGTCCTTAGGCACATGGCCAAACGCATCAGATCCTACCCTATACAACTCCGATACAGCATAGGAAATAGCCGCAATGGCCGCCATAATGGCCGGCCCCTTCAGGGACGCGGCCAAATCGGCCCCCATGCGCGCCCATGTGCGTTTCGCGGTCAGCCCCACCGCCCGAACGGCTGAATCAAACCTCTTCATATTTCCGCCAGCCAGGCGCAATTCATTGTTGTAATCCACCCGGAAGGCTGCGGCGGCCGCCTGAATGGACCGCCCCACGGAAGAATTTGCCGCCATGCCTACAGCCTTCCACGCTCCCCAGGCCAGAACGCCGCTACGGAGCATCTTTTCAACACGCCCGCCTCCCGCGGCTACAGAAGCCAAACCGCCCCCCACCGCGGAAACAATAGGCGCGGCCGTTTTCACAATCCCCCCCAGCAATTCGCCCGTTACCCTCAACCCGCGCTCCACCTCCGGCCCATGACCGGCCCATGACGCGCCTATGGAGTCCATGGCATCCTTGATGCCGCTTGTTACCGGTTCCGCAAAAATACGGCTTAAGGCTCCAACCTTGCCTTTCAGGGTTTCCACTCTACTCTCTATGTCCTGCGTATTTTTCTCCATGGCTCCCGCAAACTGCCCGCTGCCGGAACCCATGGATTTCAAAGCACTAAAAACTTGGCTAAATCCGACCTTCCCTTTAGACATCATATCCTTTAACTCCGCCCTCGTTTTTCCCGCCTGTTTTGCCATTTTCCCCATAACGTCAATCCCGCTTAACGTAAATGGTTCTAATGTTTCCACATCCACCTTCCCCATTTGAAAAGCCTTGGAAAGCCGCGCCGCTACTGTTTCCAGACTGGCACCACCACCAGCCGCCACATTCCCAAGAGCCTCCAATGTGCTTTTTAACTCGCTCGCCCTTACGCCGCACCCAAGAAGCAACTGCGCCGCCCGTTGCGTTTCCGCCAGCCCAAACGGCGGCGTATCAGCAAAATCCACCACATCCCGCGCCGCTTCCGCCGCGCTTGACGCGCCGCCCGTGAATGCCTCCATGCGCCGGGTTACTCTCTCTATGTCATCCCCGCCCGCCAGCATGGCGGAAAACTTGCCCCAGCCTGCCCGCAGGCCGTTAATGCCGGCCCCTACCGCCGTAATGGTGGCGCTCATATTGATAAGCCCCGCATTCAGCCGCCTGCATGCCTTCCGGCCCTCCTGATCCATGCCCTTCAGCCCCTTCACGGCCTCCCCCGTGCTTCCGCCCACGGCACCCTGCAAGGCTTCGGACATGCCGCTTGCCGCTTTCCTGCTTTCCTCCGTTGCGGCAATAAAGCCGGAAGCATCCCCATCAATTTTAATAGTTGCCCCTTCGCTCATAATCGTTTTACGTTGACTATTATTGTAAATATTCTAAATTTAACCTATGGACTTCATTCTTTACGTCCTGAAAAGAATTCTTGCCGTTGCCTTTCTTGCGGGGGTATCGCTTGCCATCCTGTACCATGGCACTCCGTGGATTATTGCCTTTGTCCTCGTACTGCTCTACCTGCTTTTCCACGGCACCTCCACCCCTGCCAAAAAGTAAAGCAACCGGACTATTCCAGTTGCTCTATCTGTTCTCTCCACGTTTTCCTGGCCTGCTCCAGCACGTCCCCCACATGCCCGGAGTTCTCCGTGTAGCAGCTCCACCGGCACGGCGTCGCGTCATAGCTCCAAACCGCATGCACGTACTGCACCAGCCGCGCCAGCGGAATTTCCCACAGAATTTCCCGTTCCGGCCAGCCCGTAACACGCGCCACCGTCATCAGCATGGCCGCGCCCCAGGACGGCCACGCCCTAAAGGGTCCTCTTCATCCTCCCCTTCCGTCTCCGGATTCACCATGCCCGCCTGTATCACTTCTATATCCCCCAGCACGGCACATTCCAATTCTACCAAATCCCGGCCGGGAATGCCCATGGCCGCCGCTTCCACCAGGGCGCGCCTCTCTTCCTCCGGCGCAAAGACCCCTTCCCTGACTTCTTCCAGGCTCCCCATGTGTACCCACAGGAATTCCGCCAGATAATAGACAATTTGCGCCTTGTCGGTTACGCCAAGAGCCTCCCACATGGACGGATGCCGCCCGTTTTCATCCGGTGCCAGGTTAATTTCCCCCAAGCGGCTGTAAGGATTCCCGATGCGCTGCAACTGCATCATGCTTCCCAGGGTCATACACCGCAGCCGGTAGTTCTTCCACCGGAATTCATTCCCTCCGATTAACGCCGCTTCCGCCAGGGCGCGCCTTTCATGTTCCTGTAACTCCATTTTTCTTTATTGTTGATTGACAGTTAAATTAAAGGGCGGCCGCTAAGAAAACCTTCCGCCACGCCCTGCCAATACGGATCCGCATCCAGCCGCACCAGGGCCTTCCTTTTCCCCTTGCGGATGACGGCAAGAGGCACCTGGCTTTTCACAAAATCCAATAACCGCTTGTAATTGTGGAACGCGCACGCCACGTAAGCCAGCGGGCTTTCATTTTCCGGATCCGTCAGCCAATTCTTATCCCCGAAAAGCTTGATTACTTCCTCCGTCCTAAACCTTCCGTCTTCACTTTGCGGCTCAAATTGCCAGGTAATCACCCCGCCCGGAGCGGAGAGGCGCGCCCCGCTGCCTATCAGCACACTTCCGGCCGTGCATTTCATATTTACTCCCAGCGTCAGCAGCAACGCGGCAAGCATGGTGTTTTCCGTTTCGTATCTGGAGGCGTTTTCTGTAAATACTACCACATCACTTTCCAGCTTTTTATTGTCTGCGGCATTCATAAATCTTACTATCTGACTTTTTTATTCAGGCTTCAGGCGGCCGGGGACGCCCCGAACCCGTAAACCGTGCCGCTCACGTCCATCTTCTGCGCGTCCGTATTCTTCAGGTTGTGCTTGACGCCCTTCAGGAAAACGGTAGTGGCGGAAGGAGTTTCATTCCAAATATCCGGAATTTCATTGGCAAGGGTCAAAGACGCTCCCATTTTCAACGACGCCGCCCCCGTGGTAAGGATTGCGCCGGACATGGAAAAGGAAAGCTCTTCATCAATGATAAGCACCCCGCACTTTTTCCCCCTGTTATCCTTTTGTTCATAAATTTCCTGTTGGCCGTCAAAGTCGATCGACTCAACAAAAATTCCTTTTTCCGGTTCGTCAATCCCGTGCTTCGGGACATCTCCAATATGTGCAGGCATAATCAAATTCCTTTCGTGTTAAAGTTCATCTATCTACCCTTCAGGAGCTTTTTCAAAACTGCACGGGCACCGTCATTTTCCACGTCACCGCAAACGCTCCTTCCTCCGCCGCCGCATCCTGCGCGGGCCCCAGCCTCACCTTGCCAATGACCAAGAAATTCCGATAGGGCCGCGTACTCTCCACGGCATTCAGCCCGGCGCGGTCCACTTCCTTCAGCCGCTCTTCCGCCCATGCCTGCATCATCCGTATTTCATCCGCCGTCCGGTCATTGGCGTCCAAATGCAGATCTACGGATATTCCGGCGTGATACGTGCTGTATCCGGCCACAATTTCCTCCATTTCCGCTACTTGGAACAACGCGTATTCCTTCCCTTCCCGGTCTTCGTCCACCGCCATCTTCAACGGCACCGGAAACCCGTCCGGAATCCCCCGCGCCGGGTCCCCCCTGTCTTCCTGAAAACGCGCCTCCAGGCACGCAATCACCGCCTTAATCAAACAATCTGTCTGTGTCATCATGAATTAAGTTCCTTTTTCAACTTTGCCACATACCCCTTAATAACCTTCCGCATATCCCGGCCCGCAGAATTCAGCGCATACGCCGCCACGCGGGAAAGCTGCCCCCGGTCCGGATATTGCGGGCAATTCTCCATCTCAAACCGCACCCGGCCGCCCTGAACCGTCAAAGACGCCGCGCCGTCATAATGGGAGGCGTGCCGCGCGATCCACGCGGGCACCTTCTTCAGCCCGGCCACCTGCGCGCCCTGCAGCCACCCGGCCGCCATCCTCCCCACGTGCCGCCGCCGCTCCGCCAAAGCCCTCCGCACGTCTCCCGCCTGCGCCACTCCCGGAGACATCAGGCCGCCGCCCTTCAGCACGCGCACGCTGCTTTTTCGGCCCATTTTCAACAGGGTATGGCTCCGCAAAAAGGCATCCGCGGAAACGGTGGCCATGCCCTTAAACTTCTTCCCGCGCACCCCCAGCAACACCCCGCCGCGCTTCTTCCGGGGGTAAGCATAGGGCACCGGCCTTCCATCCTCACCGCGCTTCAACCGCACATCCGTTTCCAGCGGATCCCCGCCAATATCCCGCGCAATATGTTCCTCCAGCGTTCTTTTTCCGTTTCCGCCATTCTTCAGGCTGTTTGGCGGCGTGGTGCGTATGGCCTTGCTTGCGGCCCTCTTGGCATATTCAAGGGTCAATTCCCTGATGCCGTCAGCCCCCACTTTCTTCACCTCCGCCAGCCTTTTCAGCACGCGGGAAATATCCACTTTATACCTGACTTGCGCCATATTTGCCGGCTACACTTCGGATAACTCCAGCACCAGGGCCACGTCTCCGGCCCAATCCCGTACCCGCGCAATGCGGAAGGCCCGTCCGCTCCGGACCGCCACCACCTTCCGCCCGGCCGCAGGAACGCCCTTCAATGCTCTCCGCCGCACGCGCAGGGACGTTTGCACCTTGCACACCCGGCCCCCAAGCTCCACCTCATACCAGCCTTCCAGCGGCGCAAAAACGCCCCGGCACTCCTGGCCGTCCACCGTCACGCGCTCCCCCCAGGCTTCTTCCTGCTCATGATCCCCAAGATCCAGCAATTTTTTTATTTCTCCCGATAAGCTCATATCCGTTCAACAAAAACCGGCGCACGGAATGGACACCCCGCGCGCCGGTCCTTTGCTCTCTTTTACCCTATGATTCCGCCGAAAACCCGTCAGGCCCCTTCTTCTTCAGTCGGCCCTGTTTCTTCCCCGCCGCCGTCCTCAACGCTTTCATCTTCCGCCGCCGTCTCCAGAGCCGCGCCGGAAAGCTGTCGCAA